AACCCCTGACGCTGATACAAGTCGGCAAGGAAAGCACCGATGGGACGGCTGTGGCCGCCACACGGCGCATATTGACCAAGAGTGGCACGTATCGCCACATGCAGACCCAGGAGATGTTCGAGGGGCAACTGAGCGGCGTCCTATCCAGGTCCGCAACATCACCCGTGATCACCCGTGAGGCATCGCAATTATCTATAAGTACCGATTTGGACTTTAACCAAGTCCTTCTCCCACTTTTGAGTGGTGTCGCAGGTGGGGTAACCCCATCCACGCCAGGCACAGGTGAAGCCCGCCTCTGGACGTTTGCGCCATCGCAGACCGCGCCGTCGGTTGATGCATACACCATTGAGATGGTGGTGGATGACGGTAGTACGAAGCAGGAGATCGAGGCACCGTTCGGCGTGACCACCAGCTTCGAGATCACGGGTGGCGTGGACGCGCTGCCGCAGATCACATGGGATATGGATGCCCGCAAGAGCGTCCAGTCCACCTACACATCCGGCATCGCGCTTCCAGCCGTGGAGTTTGCGGCGAACCTGCGCTGGCAGATGAGCCTTGACACCACATGGGCGAACGTGGGTAACACCACGATTTCTGGACAAATATACGGCTTCACTCTCGGCCAGTCGGCATTTGTGATGCCCCAGTACTATCTCCAGAACCGAGATGCGCTCGACTTCGCTGGGGTTGAACCGCAAACGCGGACCACGGACCTGGTGATACAGGCCACCTTCGACACGGGCGGCTCGAACCTGTACGAGACAGAACTGGCGGCCAAGGCCCTGGGCAGCAAGCGGTTCATTGAACTCAAGTTGCAGGGGGATGCGTTTGGATCGCCTGACGCTAGCCTGAACCACGAGATCAAGGTACGCGGGTCATTCGTTCATGCGGATGATTCGATGCAGGATTTGGGCGCAGATCGCGATGGCAACAGCGTGGTCAGCCTGCATCTTGTGAGTCAGTACGACCCGACGGGGGCCGTGGATGTCAACTACCTGGTCCAAAACAAACTCACCAGCTTTCCGGCTTAGCCATTTTAAGGAGGGAACAAAATGGCACTGATTAATCATGAGCATCCGGTTGAAGTCTCACCACCCTGGGAGCCTGGGGCCAGTTTTGGCCTTCGGCTTCTCGCATGGCCCGAACGGGATGAAGCCCAGCTGGCCCGCACGCGGCGGTCATTCGCGGTGATGGAAGGGATTGACCCCGACATCATGGCCGCGCTGCCGCAACGGGCTGAGGATGCGACGGCCACCCCTTCATCCGATGACCCGCTGGATGAATACGATCTTGGCACCCTGCTCAAATACGGGCTGGCGTCCTGGTCGTATGAACAGGATCTGACCGAGCAGAACAAGGCCATGCTGGATGACCGAACCGCCAAGTGGATAGGCCGGGAAATCATTCGGCTGAACTGCTGGTCGGAGGAAGAAGCGGGAAACTTGAACGGGCGTTACGAAGCCATTTCCTCGGTAGCGCCGGATTCCCGCAACAGCTAATGCCAATCCTGCTCTGCCAACGGATGCAGGTATCGTGGCGCGAGTTTTGCGCCACCCCTGCGGCGGTCATTGATGGCTGGATGATGGTGATGAAGGCCGAAACCGAACACCAGAAGACCGAGGAACGCTGGGCCAAACGGGACGCAAGGAGTAATAACCCCTAATGGCGGTGGGCAAATCTGAACTGCAAATCCTGATCAATGCCAAGGACAACGCCAGCGGGGCGTTAGGCAAAACCAGGAAAGCCCTGAATCTGGTCGGGGTTGCGGCGATTGCCGTAGCCGGCGCATCGGTCAAGATGGCCGCTGACTTTGACAAGGGGATGCGGGAGGTTGCCACCCTGACGCCTGAGGTGTCCGAGAACCTGGATGCGGTCAAGCAGGATGTGTTGGATCTATCCAAGTCGCTGGGCATTGATGCCGTAGAAGCTACCGGGGCGCTCTACCAGGCCATATCTGCCGGTGTTCCTGCCGGTCAAAACGCCATTGAATTTCTGGAGATCGCGAGCAAGGCCGCGATTGGGGGCGTGACCGATACTAAGACGGCTGTGGATGGTCTGACCACGGTGATGAATGCCTTCGCCGGCGAGAACATTTCAGCGCAGAAGGCCGCTGATGTGCTGTTTACGGCTGTGAAGGCCGGGAAAACTGATTTCACGCAACTCTCCGACAGCATGTTCCAGGTGGCTCCGCTCGCCAACGCTGCGGGCGTATCGTTTGAGGAAATAGCTGCGGCGCTCGCGACCGTCACGGCGCAGGGTACGCCGACCCGCGTGGCCACCACGCAGCTACGGGCCGCCATCCAGGGGCTAACCAAGCCCAGTGATGACCTCACCGCGATCTTTCGAGCGCAGGGCTTTGAGTCCGGCGAACTGGCGGTCAAGCAACTGGGGCTGGCAGGGGCCGCCAAAATTGTGACCGATGCCACAGGCGGTTCCATATCTGGAATGACGGCGCTGCTGGGCAGCATCGAAGGCGTGCAGGCCATCTTGGGGATCACCGGCGATAACGCCGAGTCGTTTGCCAAGAACGTAGACAACATGGGCAAGGCGGCTGGCGCGGCTGACAAAGCCTTTGAGGAAATGGAAAAAAGCACCAGCCGACAATTCGAGAAGATGACCAACAAGATGAAGGGGATGGCTATTGAAATCGGCAGCAAGCTGCTGCCGGTCGTCAATAAGCTGCTGGACTTTATCACCAACATGGACGGCCCCACACAAGACATGGTGATGAAGATCGGCGCAGTGGTCGGCGTTGTTGGGGCGCTATCGCTGACTATCGGGCCGGTGTTGAGCGTGTTGAGGCTGGTCACCGGAACCTTCGGGCTGCTCAAGCTGGCCGCGATACCGGTGGTGCTGGCCTTCAAGCTGTTGATTGCTGGCCTGGTGGCGCTTGGCTGGCCGGTGATTGCGGTGATCGCTGGGATTGCCGCGCTGACGGCTGGGCTGTTGTTTCTAGCCAACAAGTTCGGGCTATTTGGTGGCGTGACCGACAAGGTGAAAGAAGGCCTCAGTGCGCTCCAGAACAAATTCGAGGACGTGAAAACCAAGTTCATGGAGATGACGAACCTCAGCGGGGAACAAACGGCTGCGCTGGACGAAGGCACCACGGCGCTCCAAAACTATTCGCAAGAGGTGCAGATTGTGGGTGACGCCACTGACATCACCACCGACGCCCAGCGGGAGATGGTGCTGGCGCAAGTCGCCCAGGAAGAGGCCACAAGAGCCGCCACCATTGCGGCAGAAGAACAGGCGGCAGCAGAAGCGGCCCGTGTTGATGCCATGAATGCGGCGCAGTCTGCGCTTGCTGGGTTGAACATTGAGACAGAACTGCAAGAGCGCCTCGCAAACTCGCTGGCGAAGGCCACATTGCCCACGCTGAGCGAACAGTTCAACATCATCTTTGACGGCCTGGTGGCGCAGGGCATCGCGGCCAAGGAAGCGGCGGGTCTGGTCGCGCAGCTACGGGCCGAGCATGAAGACCTGCGGGACACCATCAGTTACAGCACCATCGCCACTGATCAGTATTCCGTGGTGGTCGAAGACCTTGACAGTGAAATCAACCAGGTGAAAAGAACAGTAGAAAAAACCGACCGATCCGTGAGGCGATATGCGGGTGGATTATCCGAAGCCGAGAAAGCCACACGCCGCCTGAATGCGGTAACAGGGGACGTGCAATCAGCGCTGGAATCCATCGGGCTGGAAGCTGATGTGCTGGAGAAGGCCTACCAGGAATTAGCGGATATCGGCATCAAGCAAGCCGCTGAAGGCTTTGAGTTGCTGGAAGAAAAGATTCGCGCCTGGGGTGAAGAATCCGGCAAGAGTGTGGATGGGTTTATTGCCAAGCTTGGTGACTTGAAGACGGCGAATGATGAAGTGATCGCCAGCCAGGAGCGGCAAGCTGAAGCCACCAAGGTCGCGGCCCAGGCCCAGCGGGATGCCGAACGTGCCACCGAAGTGGCCACACGAGAAACACACAAAGCAGCAACAGCCGTGGCCAAGGCTGCCGATCAGCCATTACCGCGCCCGCCCGTCAGTGTGTCGGATGCCCAAACGATAGCCGCCAAGCGGTCAGCCAGGCAGCAGACATTCGGGCTGTCGGAAAGTACGGCTGAAGCCGAACTCGCCAAGGCCATGACCCAGATTCGTTCCATGAGCGCAGCCCAGCGGATGCAATTTGCTGAAGGCACGTTGGGCGGCGTGAGCTTCGGGCAGGGCTTTGACTTTGGCTTCCAGCGTGGCGGCGCATTTACCGTACCTGGATCTGGTGGCCCTGATTCGCAGGCGGTGTCGTTTATGGCAAGCCCAGGCGAGCGGGTCAGCGTGACACGTCCCGGCCAGGGTGGGGCCGTTCAGCAAACCATCATTGTGCAGGGCAGCGTGATCAGTGAGCGTGAATTGCGAACGCTGACGGTCAACGCCATGCGGAACGCGACCCGGTTGAACCAATCGGTCTTGAACGTGAATTCGGTGGTGGCCTGATGGCAACGATGGGCATCACGTACGCCGTGGAAGTGGCCTGGGGGTCAAGTCTCGAAGGGTTATTTCGTATCAACGTGTCCACGATAGGCGGCACTGACGTAATCAGTGGGTGGCCCGCTGATGCTGGCTTTGAAGACGTGACCGACGATTGCACGGGGTTTGCCACGACCCGAGGACGAAGCGACGATCTCGGGCAGCTATTAACCGGCACTTGCACCATTACGCTGCGGGATCAGGCCGGCAAGTTCAACCCGGTCAATACTGCCAGTTCCCTATATCCCAACGTCAAGCCCATGCGAGCGGTCAGGATCAAGGCGACGTATGA